ATATGCTTGTTCTGGGAGCCTCTTAAGGTGAACAGTCTTATGAGTCTCCCACATATGATCCGGTTTGTGAATACAACACGACAGAGAGGGCTCCCCGGGGTTCCTCACCCCGTCGGCTCCATCTATGTCTATCCACGTGGTTAGGATTTCAGGTTAGGTTTGTGCAATGCCAATGCCCCCATTACAATTGGGTTTGCCCTTATACTGGGACACCAGCCCTTCCCTCCACCCAAACGAGCTCCCACCAGGACTTGAACCTGGGGTGGTGGATTCAAAGTCCACAGTGTTGACCAACTACACCATAGGAGCTGGAGCCTCGGCTACTATATCAGTAATTTGATTCTTTTCTTTAACCTCGTATATATATTTAAAGTAGTACATGAGAAAGGTGAAAAGACCCGCGGCAACATTTGTAATAGTCATAGGTATAACATTATAATGGAATGAGTACACAAGGGATAGAACACTCGCAGCCAAGTTCAAATGTAGAAAGTGATAATTTATAGCTTTTGCATCTTTGTGTTTGTACACATGGTTAATTTCGGGTATGAACATAACAACGATGAAAGCGGATCCCAACAGACCACATACATCTATGGCGTTCATTCTTATTTGTATATATTTTCTCCCGTTTAAGTAATATGATTGTTTATGTTATACTTTTTGTGATCGTATGCTTGTTACTTGGGTACACGAAACGAAAAAAGTTTGAAAAGTATGACTTCAAATGTTTCTTATTGGCTATGAAGAATGAGCCATCGAGAAGTGAAAAATTCATCCGTAGCATTGACAAAAAGATACCACTGGAAATCATATATGGTAAGGATACTAGAACCCCAAAATTAGCTGAAAAGTATCGTGAGCATGTAGACCCAGATTACTTCGAGAAGGCTGTAGAGATGTATAATGATCCAGATGTTAAACGCCCCGATATAACTTACTTCAACTTGGGAGCTATTGGCTGCTTCATGGGACACATGAAGTTTTATGAGAAATGTATAAACCAAGGTTTAAAATACGCAGTCATCTTTGAGGATAATGTAGTCATAGACTCCAATAAGGTATACGATGAGATCCAATCAGTTATCAATGAGAAGGGGGATGACTTTGATATGTGTTTCTTCCATTGTTTATCTAGACTTCCCGATAAAATGGAGGGAACTCTAGAGAAGGTGAAGTGGATTTCTAGTACAAAATGCTACTTAATTAACGTGAATAATATGGCGTGGTACAAACGATTTTTCTTTCCGATGGATAATCATGTGGATATGAAACACGAAGATCTTATTTCAAGGGGAGCTAGGGTCTATTACAAAGACTTGAGTAAGTTTATGCACGTAGACAGAACTCACAAAAGTACGATAGGGCACAGTGAACATGGAAGACCTTTGTTCTTCTCACGCGTCTTCCCGGATGCCACACCCGATGATCTTAAACCCGGGTATTAAACCATGACAAACTTCCTCGCAAAGTCAACATAGTCGGGTTTCCACCCACACGTTCTCTGAGTATTAGGAAACTCGTGGTTGATTGTTAAATTTCGACCATCTTTGAGCTTAATGTTGATACTGCACGAGTAAAGGTGGTTCATAGACAGTGCCTTAAACACATCGTCCATGACACCATTTGCATTTTTGTCATACATATACAGTTTCATACAAACACCGTCGTACATCTCAACTTCTTCTGGCTCGGTTCCATCAACAACACCGACAAACTCAGTTTCGTGCCAGTGCTTCTCCTTTAGTGTCTCAGAGATCCCAAAGCCACCCTTGAGAAGATCGGGTGTGTAGACAGCCTGTAGAATGTTCTTGCGAAGTTCCTTAAACGTCACAGCTTCATTAATAGCGACATCACAATCGTTAATGTTGACCATATACAGATTGGTAACCTTGGCGTCAGTGTAATCAATTGATCGAAGATCCTCGGTCGTGGCAGTGATTTGCGCAATCATTTTTGTCGAATTGACAATGAGTAGTTGGATTTTGAAGTTGTTTTATCTTAATGTAAACATCCACTTAGGTTTCTGATTCACACTTTTTACAATGAGGACAATCATTCTAAAAGGAGTGTTCCAAACGGGGCTCGAACCCATGACCTTGGCGTTATAAGCACCACGCTCTAACCAACTGAGCTATAGGAACGGTGCAACTTGATTATGTTACTAACCAACTTGTATAACGGTGGGACTCCTTCCCACATATTATCTAGGGGTCTTGACTTTAAGTGGGTTGAATTTTAATATCAGCATATATCAAATGTCATACGAGATAGTGACATATGCCAATAAATCACATGGCTTATTTGAGGAACTGACGAACAATGAGTTTAATGTTCCAGTCAAGGTTTTGGGATGGGGTACAGAATGGAAAGGGTTTTCTGACAAGACAAAGGGTGTCTTAGACTACCTAAAGACTAAGAGCGCCACGGATATCGTGATATTTTTAGATGGTTTCGATACCAAGATTAACAAGGATCCAAGTAATGTCGTAGAACTTTTCAAACAGTTTAATTGTAAGATTCTACTTTCCAGTGATCCCAATATAAGTGGTAAGTTTATCACGAGCCTTATTTTTGGTACATGTAAGGGAAGTGGTACCGCTAATGCTGGAATGTATATGGGATACGCTAAAGAACTTTTAGAGTTCCTTGAAGCTGAAGCCAAAACTAAATGTAAAGATGATCAGTTAAATTTCAATACACTGTGTAGAAGTCGTGGCGACATTAAGGTGGATGAGAGTAACGTTATTTTTGAGAACTTCAAACCAACTCAAGTAAATAATGAATCAAACGCACCATTTGTATCCTACCCGGGTTCACCAGGTCTGAGTCGTTACTCTAGAGCTATCACTGAATACGCACAGTTTGTGTACATTTACATACTGTGCCTACTTATAGTGTCTATGGCATTTTTACCTCAACATAAGAATCTTTTGGTAACTACTACGGTAGCAGCAACCGCTTTTTATGCGCTGTTCGCTGATAAATCTTGTACTGTTTAAGCCATCTTAGAGGGTATAGGAGGTACCATATTTTTCATCTGAGCCATACGGTTAGACATACTGGAGTTGGCCTCAAGACCTAAAAGACTAATGATCTCACCAATGAGGAGGCCCTGGTGAACCATAACAAGCATCTTGGCCATATCCGTCTTTGGGGAGTAGTCACCGTAACCAACGGTCGACATCGTTGTGAAACTAAAGTAAAAAGGATCAAGCATAGTCTTGAAACCAAATGATTTAGGATTCATTTTATCAATCAAAAAGTAAAAGAGTCCAAACACCAATGTGATGAGGAAGACCGCGGGTAATCGTTGCATTTATAGTTAATCTAGATTTTTATTTATACTGATTCAAGTCTTTGTAGTTCATCCATCTCAATGTCACGACTCTTTCTCCTGTCACCTTTTACCGCCTTGAAAGCATTAAGCCATTTAGATACTGAACGCTGTCGCGACCCGATAGATGCTGCATCATCACTTACAACAATCGACAATCCGTTACATACATCTGGCTTGTTCTCTTTCTCGGGAAATTGAACCATGAATGCCTGAATCGATATAGCTGGTATATCCGGAGCATCGTCTAGGAGTTTATCATATTCTTCTCGAGACTTCATAAGAAACTCGACAACTTCTGAACGGTGTTTCACATCGAGTGATATTTCCATATCAATAGATCTATAGAACTTAGACCACTGTACACACATCGCTGAATGTGACTCAGATAGAGGTAGAGACTGACTGAATTTTGATATACTCGTCAAAATCCCACCCAAAACATTTAGGAATGCAAAGAAATACTGAATTATCATTATGTTATTCTTAGTCTCTGGTGACACGTCTTCATTCCCACTCGGATTTAGGACGGCAAAACCACCAACACCCGTTATACTTGCTATGACTATACTAGGGTAAGACAACCAATCATTCTGTTTCTTGTAAAATAGGCGTGCGTGATTATGCAACCAGCGGTATCCAGCCGCCTTCTCTGCCCATTTTATAAGCAACTTTTCTTGTTTTTCACACCATTCACAGTGTTCGTCTTTCTTTTGAACACTCATGGACATAGTTTATACGGATAAATTTTTCGCACATTCCCTGGCTAATCTATCAACCTCTTCATTTTTGGGGTCTCCATTATGTGCCTTGACCCATCTCCACTCTATCATAGTAAAACAGTCTCTTATTTTGTCTAGTTCAATCCATAATTCTCTGTTCTTAACATCACCACCCGAAGAAGTCTTCCAACCGTTCTTCTTCCAGTTGTGAATCCAAGAGGTTATTCCTTGTTTCGTATAATTACTATCCGTGAAAATACGCACACATTTTTCATTCATCAATTCAGACTTTTTGAGAGCTCGCAAAATAGCTGTCATTTCCATGATATTGTTTGTGGTATTCGGTTGTGCTCCACATATCTTGAAATCCTTACTTATAGCAGCCCAGCCACCGCGACCAGGGTTCCCGAGACATGATCCATCTGTATAGATTTCGTACATATCCTATTTATGTCTTATACTTTTATATAATTTTTTCTCAGTAGATTATAATAAAGGCACAAAGATGGCTGCTAATATGATGCCCCTACTGATGATGTCTAGTATGGCGTCTTCTTGTTCATCGTCGGTTAGTAGTCCAATGTTCGCAGCATTATTCTTTTGGAGTCGAGTGGCTGCATTTTTCGGTGGGTTATTAGGTAAATTAAATCCTTTTAAGGCTGCTGGTAAAGTTGGTGGATTGGCGAAAAAGGGTGTTAAGGCTGTTGGAAGAGGTTTCAAGAAGGTTGGAAGAGGGGCGAAAAAGTTTTTCAAGAAACGCCGTGCCGGTTTCCGTAGATTTAAGAGGGCGTTCAGGCGTCCTAGGTTCCGTAGGTTCAGGCGTCCTAGGTTCCGTAGGTTCAGGCGTCCTAGGTTCAGGCGTCCTAGATTCGGGAGGTGCTTTGCTCCCGAAACCCCCATTCAACTTGAAAATGGTAAGACTGCGATGATCAAGAACTTGAAGCTGGGTGATACCTTGGTCAATGGTAGTGTTGTAGAGGCGGTCATGCGAATTAAGAACTATAATGATCCTTACTATAAGATTGGTGACATCCATGTTACGGGATCTCACTACGTAAAGCATGGTACCAAGTACGTCCAAGTTAAGAACTTACCAACTGCTGAGCGCACCGAAAAGATTGATGATGTCGTGAGTTGCCTTGTCACAAATGATCATAAGATTCCAGTCGGGAAGGAAATGTTTTGGGATTGGGAAGATAATCTTATTCCAATTAAAACAAATAGATCCAAAAAAATTTGTGAGCGTACAGTAGAGTGTGGTCAATATGGCTGCTAATATGATGCCCCTACTGATGATGTCTAGTATGGCATCTTCTTGTTCATCATCTGTGAGTAGTCCGGTATTGGCAGCAGTTTTCTTTTGGAGTCGAGTGGCTGCATTTTTCGGTGGTATGTTAGGTAAATTAAACCCGTTAAAAGCACTTAACCCTTTCAAAAGGCGTCAAGCTCTTAGAAAAATAAACCCTTTCAGAAAAAAGCGCCAAGCTTTCCGTAGATTTAAGCGGGTTTTCCGTTGCTTTTCCCCCGAGACTCCCATTCAACTTCGAAACGGTAAGATGGTATTGATCAAAAACCTAAAGTTAGGTGATACCCTAATTAATGGTAGCGTCGTAGATGCAGTCATGAAGATTAAGAACTATAACGATCCCTACTATAAAATCTACTCACCCGAACTCAAGAGAGACATTTATGTTACAGGAAAACACTACGTTAGAGATGGTGTGAAGTATGTCCAAGTCAAGAACTTACCTAACGCCAAACCCACTGACAAAATTGATGATGTTGTCAGTTGCCTCGTCACGAGTGATCACAAGATTCCTGTGGGTAATATGGTGTTTTGGGATTGGGAAGATAATCTCATCCCAACCAAGACAAACGTTGATGCCATAATTAAGAAAATACGTCACCGTAAAACAGTTGCCCAGTAAATTAATTCTCGTATTTGGGTCACAATTACAAAAGACATACAAAGATATGTGTTTTGTGTTTGACTTTAAAAATTTCTAGATCTATAATAAGAGATCATCCAATATGGCTATGGCAATGATGATGATGATGGCGAGCGCCGCCTCAGCGTCTTCCTCATCAGTAAGTCTTTTGGGTGGGGGTGGAGCATTTGCCTTTATTAAGAAAAGGCAAGCTGATGCTGCCACTGCTGCAGAAGTAAAAAGAAAAGCTGAAGCTGCTGCCGCCGCTAGAAGAGCTAGAGAAGCTGCTGCCGCTAGACGGAGGGCTGAACAGGCTAGGCTTCAAGCTGAACGGAGACGTAGAGAACAAGCGGCTGCCCGTCAAAGAGCTGCCGCTGCTAGAAGGAGAGCCCAACAGAGAGCTGCCGCTGCTAGAAGGAGAGCCCAACAGAGAGCTGCCGCTGCTAGAGCAAGGCGAATTCGCAGAAGACCTCGTAGAATTCGTAGAACTTTTAGGAGAATTAGAAAACCTAGATTCCGTAGGATTGGACGTAGGTTTAGAAGAGCTTTCAGACGTCGTAGACCCAGATTTAGGCGGCGTAGGTTTAGATTTGGTCGGCGCTGTTTCTCTCCCGAGACACCTATAAAACTTCTAGATGGTAACATAGTCCCTATAAAAGATTTGAAGCTTGGTGATGTTCTTGTGAATGGTAGCATTGTAAATGCCACTATGCAGATTAGAAATGAAGGAGACAAATACTATCATATTCACAGTCAAGAACTGGGTGCTGATATACTCGTCACAGGATCACACTACATCAAAGACTGTGATAAATATGTGAGAGTTCAAAACTTTAAAGAATCTAGATCTACCGACATAGTTGACACTGTGGTCAGTTGTATAATTACCAATAATCACAAAATACCAGTAGGTGAACACGTATTTTGGGATTGGGAAGATCAGAATGTAAATTAATATATTGACTTAAGATATAATGAGTGCACCAATACCATTACCAAATCAAGGTGGTGGTGGGGGCAACGGTATGTTAATAGCGGGACTCATCGCGTGTTGTTCTTGCTCTTCATCTATAGGTGGAGGGATTTTTGCTTTTCTTCGTATGAGAAAGAAGAAAGCCATAAGGGCATCTAAACGTGTCCGCAGGAGACCAAGACCATCTAATGTTCGTAGTGGTGGTGGTGCTGCTATAGCTGCTAGAGCCCGTGCCCGTTCTGCTCGCAGAGCTGCTATAGCTCGGCGACGAGCTGCTTATCGAGCTCGACAAGCTGCTAAACAAGCCCGACTCCGCGCCTTGTCGCGGCAAAAATGGGCACGCATGAAAAAAGCGCGACGAATTTTCAGACGACGCCGCGGTGGGAAGATCGGACGTGGACGTAGACGTGGACGTAGACGTAGGTTCGGGCGTAGGTTCAGGCGTAGGTTCGGGCGTAGGTTCAGACGCCGCGGATTTAGGTGTTTCGCCCCTGAAACGACCATTCAACTTAAGAATGGTACTACCCGCCAAATGAAGAATCTTGAACTTGGTGATGTTCTCATTAATGGAAGCATTGTTGAGGCTACCATGAACATTAGGAATCACAATGATCCTTACTACAAGATTGGGGACATTCACGTAACTGGTTCTCACTACGTGAAGGATGGTAATGTATACAAACAGGTTCGCAACTTCTCCAAGGCTGAACCCACCGATAAGGTGGCCAAGGTTGTGTGCTGCTTAGTCACCAATGATCACAAGATCCCTGTGGGTGACTTTGTATTTTGGGATTGGGAAGATAACCTCGTACCAAACCATATCCAGCAACCTTCTAAGATCACGACTCTCAGAAACCGCATCAGGAACACCAGTGTAGTCGGTGATAAATAAATTGTTGTCATAAAGTAAGATGGATATAGTGTCTAAAGCTTTGGCTTTACCTATACCACTACCTAAGGAGTATGTCCAGTCACTACCTAGGATACCCAAGGACAAAAAGTTTCCTAAACGCGTGTGTAGGGATGTAAAGGTGAGTGAAAATGCATCTAACGCAGAAAAGGCCAGGCTCAATACAGACGAAACTTTCACACGAATGTGTGGGGATGACATAACTAACGCAGAAAATGAAGAAGCAATGGGAGAAATGATTCCATTAGTCATTCTCTTAGTACTGTGTTGTTTATGTTGTATATCTATGATCTCAGTTAGTTTCGGTGGATACAGGTGGTGGAAATCAAGATCATCTAAATATAGATCACAAACCAAAATATCTCGTCGTCGCCCTCGTGCTAAAAACGTCTAATTTTAAAAACTCTTTTAAAACTCGTATAGAATATGCGTTTTAAAAATGATTATTTAGATTTATCCGGATACTCGGATGCCTTCTTGGGTGTTTTACATATCGTATCACCACAGTGATCTCTGTTCTGGTACACAGAGTTTATAGAAGCTGCCATTTCATTACATGTCTTTAGAGACCATCGACCTAACTTGGGTTTTTCCACTTTCATGAGAAGATCATAGATTCTTCGTAGTAACATAACTCTGTTATTGTCCTTGTTTTTAAGTCTTTCAATTTTAAAAATTGTGTGTTTCAATTTTTAAAGATGAATTTTTAATGATATTTACTAAAATACTTCGTATGAGTATTTAGTTGGAGAAAGCGAGGCCACCCATACCCGACTGGATACGAAGGACGTTGTAGTTAGTGGCGAACATGTGCATGGTGGTGGCATCCTGGGCGGTGTTCATAGTGACAGCAACCTGCGCGTTATCAATGCGGGAGAAGTTGCAAGTGCCGGTAGGCTGGTGCTCCTCGGGCTTGAGCGCGAAGGAGTACGCGTAGACACCGGCGTAGGGGGAGCCAGTGTGGTGCTGGAAGGGCTGCACCTGGTTGAAGTACTTGCCCTTCTGCTCCTTGAAACGGTCCTGGCCGTTAAGCACAAGCTTGAAGGTGTTGAGGGGACCAACGGAATCCTCAGTGAAGAGGGAGGTACCGCCGAGCTCACCGAGACCAAGCATGGGGGAACCATAAGTGGAGAGGGAGACGAGGGCGTTGGAGGTAGCCGCGGCGGGGGCGGTGTGAAGCTTGACATCCGCGTCGTTGGACTCGGTGGTGAAGTTGAACATGGAGTTCTGGGTGAGGGTGTTGGAGAAGCACCACACAAGCTCCTTAACGGGGTGGTTGTAGGAGAGGCGGACCTGCTTGGTGGAGCCAGAGTCAACGGTGTCAGCGCCGGTGTGCTGGCACTGCTCGATGAGGTACTCGTGACCCTTCTGGGCGAATCGGCGACGCTCCTCAGTGTCAAGGTAGATGTAGTTAGCCCAGACCTTGAAGGTGGAGGTGTCGAGCCACTCATCGAAGTGCGCGGACAGGTCAAAATCCAGCCTGACCTCATGATACTGCAATGCAATGAGTGGCAAATAGAGTCCAGGGTTCCTGTTGAAAAAGAAGTATAGGGGCAAATAGACAGTCTTGCCGGAAATACCGGATGTCATCTTACCGTAAGTAGCCTTCTTCGAGTCATCGAGGTAAAGCTCGGTGTACAGACGCCACCACTTCTGGTACTGCTTGTCAATCCTTTGACCGCCAATCGATAATTCGACGTTGTTGATCGCACGCTCAGCGACCCAGCAGGCACCAGCCTCGTCAATGCCGGAGGCCTTGACCTTGAGTTCGACGTACATGTCGCCGACGAGATCACCGTTGCGGGCAACAGTGACGGACACGCGGCCGGAGTCAGCGGCGGTACCGTTCACGGTCTGCTCGATGTTCTCCATCGCGAAGTTAGTGTGGCGCTTGTATTTAGCCTGGAAGAAAGTTACCTCAGGGTTACCGGTAAGGTAGACATCCTGGGCACCGTAAGCGACGAGTTGCATAAGACCGCCAGCCATTTTGAGAGTTGTTGTACTATAAGCAGAGAAAATAATTTTGGGGAAATGCGAAATTTCGCGATCCAGAATTTCTCAGTCTACTACAAATGTCCACACAGCCTGATGAAATTGAAGATGGTGAAATTTTGGATACCGAATCCGAGATTGAAATGGAGACTGACAGTATCATAGATCCTGGTGAGGATGAGGAAATTGATTTACCCGAGCTTCTCGGTTCTCTGTTCGCGACCGATGAGGGTGACACTGTGTGTAGTGCTCTCGTTGGAATTTCTAGTCAGATCCAAGTCCAAAATAAAATTTTAGTGAAAATTTTAGCTCAACTTCAATCTCTGAAAACTAATTAAAAGAAAAACCTGTAGTATCATTAATATGGAAAATACCCACTTCATCGACAAGGAACCCAACAAGTATGAAGCTTTGGCAGAGCTTCATAATCAGCAAATTCGGTCGATGAATGAGGATCAGGGTACACGCCTCTTATCAAATTTAGAGAATGCGTGGGGACTCCATGAAAAAGACTTTCTTAGTCACCAGATGCTGGGATACAACCAGTATATCTCAAATAATTGCTTCAATGAATATGGTGCTGTATCAATTAATGATATAGATTTGGTAGCTATCAAGACTATAAGAAAAAAGAACCTTGACTTCGCTGTAGAGTTAAGGAATCATATGAACAAGATGAAAAAAGAGAAAATGAAAAATGGTGATGAAAGTCTATCTGATGATTTGGGTCTTAGTCTAGATAAGCGTATTGCTAATATCATTCTACACATTGAGGATGGGTATGAAAATATCCGACGTCACTACATCTCCTACGAACGTGTAAGTACTCCAACTGTTCAGCCCCAGTTTCCAAAGTTTTCAGATCCTTCTGCTATGGATGACGAAGAGATTGAAAGTATTTCACCGTATCAGAAATGTCTTCTGTACACTTTAGAAGAAACCTATAAGTGTGGGTATCGTAGATACAAGGGACATTGTTGTGAAGAAATCAAGACTATTGAGGGGTACAGAACTAGAGCTTGGAATCCAATTTTTCCTATAGATCAGTTTGTGTATTCAATTGCTCAAAAGGATTCATCATTTACAAACTGGAAAAACTTTACAAGTAAGGGAAGTATTTTCCGTGAGGTTATTGACCATGTATCCAAATGCAAAGATCAGCAGTTCCCTGAGATAAGTAAGAGAAGACATGTATGGTCTTTCAAAAACGGTCTCTTTGTTGGTAAGGAATGGATTCCGGATCGTGGTGTGTATGACTGTCGTTTCTACCCATATGAGAGCTCAGACTTTGCGTGTCTAGATCCAACTATCGTTTCTTGTAAGTATTTTGATCAACAGTTTGACGACTTCTCACACCTGGAGAGGTGGCAGGATATCCCAACACCAAACTTCGACAAGGTTCTAAAGTATCAGAAATTGGATCAAGAAGTGTGTGACTGGGCATATGTGATGGGTGGGCGTCTCTGTTATGATGTTGGTGAGCTGGATTCTTGGCAAATTATCCCATTTTTCAAGGGCATTGCGAGGTCTGGTAAAAGTACCCTAATTACGAAGGTATTCAAGAAGTTCTATGAAAGTGAAGATGTTGGTGTCCTAGCGAATAATATTGAGAAGAAGTTCGGTCTCTCTGCTATCAAGGATAACTTCATGTTCATTGCACCAGAGATTAAGTCGGATCTTGGACTCGAACAGGCTGAGTTTCAGTCTATAGTTTCAGGTGAAGATGTATCTATTGCCGTAAAGAACAAGACTGCGGTATCTATTGAATGGAATGTTCCAGGAGTTTTGGGTGGCAACGAAGTACCAAACTGGAAAGATAACTCTGGCTCTATCCTACGACGTATTCTCCCATGGAATTTCACTAAGCAGGTTAGGGAAGCTGATCCTCAGCTAGATGAGAAGCTGAACAGGGAGCTACCCATTATCCTCCTCAAGTGCGTTCGTGGATACCTTGATTATTCTAACAAATACAGGGATAGAGATATCTGGAACGTTGTTCCGAAGTACTTTGAAATTATCAAGAAGCAAGTGGCTATGGTTGCGAGTACACTCACAAACTTCTTAGAGTCTACATCTATCAAGTACGGTGAAGAATTGTGTGTTCCTCAGACCATCTTCGTGCAGATGTTCAACCAACATTGTTCCGCAAACAATCTCGGTAAACCCAAATTTAACCAAGATTTCTACATAGGACCATTCAGCTCTAGGGATATTGAAGTCCGAGAAGAGATTGTTAAATACAAGGGAAGGACGTACCCTAAGCAGCCAGTTATATTCGGACTTGATGTGATTGAGGAAAGTATCGGATTCACAGAGGATTATTAAAAAAAATAGTGACCAATAGTAATATGAGCCAGTCGGTTCAAGAATTTGTTCGTCGTTCTGGCGTGGAACTTCAAAGTCCCAATTCTGCGTCAAATTCGAATGACAATTTCGCTCGGCGTCTAGAAAGAGACGTCGCTATGATCCAAGAGCGAAAAGCTCGTGAAAATAGGATAGCGCAAGGTCAACAGTTCTTCCGTAGCCCTACACGACCACTTCCCAGACAGGCACGGATTCCTCCCACACTCCAAAAGAACCTTGTAAATAACCGAACATATGGTCGTTTTAAACAGTTTGAAAACTCTCCATTATCCAACGAATTTGATGATGTCATCTTGAATTCTAATAACGAAAAAATGATTGAAAACTTATTAGCTGAACAGGGGATGATGAAACCTGAAATCAATACTAACCTTTTAGCCAATAATAATTTCGCAAAAGGCTTTGGTAATAACCTAAACTACATTGCCCCTCCACCACCAACTGAACTTCAAGTAAGTAAACTAAATACAGGTATGTACAATGCAATGATTAATAAAGACTTTGGACAAAAAAATGTTCGGATGGATCTTAAACCTTTACTCTTAAAAACACCGGTTGGTAGGACACCAATTGGTGAAGGTCTTTATGTAGACACGACCAAGATTGTTGGCTACTATGGTCAAATGCAAACTGGGCTTGAACATACAAGGGAATTTGGATTGAAAGGTAATTCCACCAAAGTCATCAACAAGGTTCAGTTCAAGTTTAACATTACCAATGATATTGAAACAAAGGGAGGAACCCTAGATTTCTATAGAAATGGTAAGATACGCTTCTCCGCTGGTTTCGTTGGTTCTAATATCGCCAATCAAGCGGAACTCTTACGCCGTTTCATGGTCAACACTTATACGGAAAAACAACCCTTCCTTTACGGTCCATTTGAATATAACAATTTAAGCGCTAAATTTAGAATCAATGGTGTGTTTAGAAATTTGGGAAGTATTGCTCTCAATTACAAACAGTATGGGATGAGTAACGCAAGTTATGAACCCGAACTTACACCATTTCTTTATATTGACACATTTGATTACAAGTTTGTACTTACTAGGAATGGAAATGTCCAAATTCTAGGAACCAAAGATCCAAAAACTCTTCAAAGTGCTTACGAGTTCGGAACAAGATTCGTTAAACAACTCGATAGAAATGGTGAAATTGAAGTCACTGGTGAATTCAGTGAAGGTCTCAAAAAGACAACCAAAGCAAAGCCCAAGGCCAAAGCGAAACCCAAGGTCAAAGCAAAGCCCAAGGCCAAGGCCAATGCGACCCCCAATAAACTAACCAAAAATCAACTTAACGCGGTGAACGTTGATATGGCGGCATGCAAACGTATGAGTAGAGGTGAACTTGTAGAATTGGCTAAAAAGTTAGGTATCGTCCAGTTTAGGGTAAAGACTTCTGATGGCACTAGACAAATGAAAAAGGATGAAATCTGTGAAAAGATCAAAGCCAAGAAGGGTGTTAGAACTGTCACCTACAAAAATACCACCACTGGTAAGAACATAAATCTTAAAAGGGGTGCTAATGGAAGATTCAAGATTGGTCGTGGAAGTTGTATGGGTAAAAAGGTAAAGGAACTCAAAGATATTGCTAAGCTTCTAAAGATAGAACTAACCGGTAAGGAGAAGAAAGCTGATCTGTGTAAGTTAATAGAAAAGGCTAGAAACAGCATCGCTAATAAACCTGTAAAAAAGCCACTTTCCCCTAGGGCTCTAAAGCAAAAGGCTACAAATAATAAGAGAGCCGCTAAGGAGGTTGAGAAGAACATGAACCGGGCACTTAAAACAAATAATGTTGAAATGAAGAGAAGGCTTAATGAAAACTCTATCCGAAACGATCTCAATAAACTGTATGGAAAGATATGGATGAAGAGGTACAAACCCAACCTTAACGGGGATGTGAAAACTATTCAGAATAGGATTCGCAACATGAATAAAACTAATAAGTTGGGTCTACCTTTCAAACGTGATATAGACAACATCAAAAAGAGACTTGTCGCACAATGGAAGAGGGAGCGTATCCGTGATCTGGAAAAGAAGCTCGTCAATATTAACGGAGTTAAGAATAATATGAGGAACAGGTACCGCCTCGCAGCTGTTAACTATATCATGAACCTCAAGAATCAGAAAAAGTCTATAACGGCTTCTAAATTGGCTCAATTCAAGAAAAATTGGTTAAAGCGTATAGCTAATATTACTAATAATGGGCGTTCGAGAGGAATTAACAGAGCGGTTAAAGCTCGGATTGAAACGTTATAATCATGGTGTGAGGGTGGACGACGACACAAGGACATGGGGAACACCTACAGACTCCTGGTTAGATATGGCCAAGGAAGAACTTTTAGACGCTATTATTTATACTGTAGCAGATTACATTAGAAATGTTAGGAGTGAGGGGGAGCGTGCACCCCTTAGTTTTCGTAAAAATGATGAGCCTGATGATAACAAACTCATCATGTCTATAATTGATGACTGGGAATATGTTGAAAGTCCACAACATAAGATGCTTTTATGGAATCTCTTCAAGATGTTGAACAGTGAGATATTTAGGGATTAGGTAACTGCTCTATTGTTTGATCGCATGTATTAAATGCGGTGAAACACACTATAGCGACTGAAAACTGGAAAATAGCTTGTTCCCACATTCGAAGTACACAAAATGGTACTATCATGAGTCCCGCACACGTACCATGAAACACTATAAATCCTATAGATGCTGAATGTTCACTATGTAAAGCACCTGTCGTAGATACTATCAACGCAAAATTGATAATATCTATTGTTCTCATGAAAAGAGCCAAATTTATGCCAGATGCGATCATGAATATATACGATAGAGCACGCACAACGGGGTGATATTCTAGTAAAAGTCTGAAACGTGGTCGTATAATTTCGGGGGGTGATGGAGGTTCTGGTGGTTCTGGTGGTGGAACCTCTTCGTTAAATGCTATCGCCACCGAACCATCCGGCTTTTCAACAACCAGATGTCTGGCTTCATCCATAGACTTTAGGGGCATTTAATCTTTAGATTAATGCTTTTCTTAGGTTCTGCTATTTGCTTTAAGTGTATTGTGTGGTACGAGAAGTTATATTTTGGGAATGCTTCTTTTATTTTATTAGAAAGTTGAGTAGCTGGGACTATTTGCGGTATACCTAGACACACTGAATCTTTTTCATATTGAAGAAAACGATCCTCCATATATACAAATTTATCTAATTCTTCCTTGGTCATACCATCCTTGTGCATCAATACATAAGTATCTTTAGACATACCGTTACTTATGTAGAAGAATTCCGATACATCAACTTCATCGGATACTTTACGTTTTTCAAAAAGAAAAAATAGAAGGACGATACCTATCACCAAGTATAGCATGTTATTACTACATTAGATTAATTTTGAGAGATCATTGACTTTGTGGAGAATATTGAACAGATCGTTGTATGAACCCACATCACTGGGTTTAACAATTTCAAGCTCAATCTGATAGGATGCGGCATCCTCTGAGTCCATATCAACACTGTCACCAGAAGATACTGTCATGTCAATGCTTAGGTTCTTACGAATGAAGGAGTGGCGGTACTTGGATCTTTTGCGATCCATGTCATAGGATCCATGGGTGGGGATTTCTCTAGATATACTGAAACGAACGTCTAGGGGTTCAGACTTGAAGTCTTCTTTGACAACTTTAATTTTTTGAACCATGATCTGTTCACCTGTATCTTCGTCAGATGAAATACGAATTCCATTCGTGTCGTCGTAGAAAACGTCGGTTGAGGTGGTTTTGGTTTCCTCCCAACCGTTGTACTTCTTGAGACCCTTGAGCACACGCTCAAATGTCTCCTTTCCAACATTTGTATCAAATAGGGAGCCATTGTGCTTCCCGAGACGAATCTCTACTTCGATGTGCTCCTCATTCTTGTGAGTCTCAAACACATCCCTGATTTTTTCGGTGATAGATTTGGTGTCCATTTTACTTAACATTTAATATACGCGCCTTTTACTTAAGCCTTTTTTATACATAAAGTTTAATGAAAGGTTTTGACAATAATGGGAACACTTGTTATTTCAACACAGCCGTTCAATGCCTGTTGTACATTCCCGTACTGAGCAATCTATTTTTAAGACACCCTTACGAAGGTGAATGTGAATTTACTCAGTGTTACTCCAACCTAGTTAAATCATATTGGACCAAGGGGCAAGAAAGTGTCAATATCAGTACACTCTTAGAACATTTCCGAGCCAAGTTCCCAAGATTCAAATCCCGAGAACAACACGACGTTCAGGAAGCTATTTTATGCATCATAGATATTCTAGAGGTTTCTAAACCAGAAATTAAGGAATGGTTCTATGGGAAGAAAAAGCAAGAAATCATATGGCCCGGTGGGAAGTCATCGAATGAAGAAACGTTCAGTGTTCATTTGATCACATCCTATGGCAAAAATATGGAAACAATGTTACTAAAAAGTACTGACTGGAATACTATAGAAAATTTTGAAGATAACGAGGGAAAGGTGCATCATGTGGCTACAAGTCGTTCGGTATTTTCAAAGTTACCACAAGTCCTAATGATTTCATTTGATAGTAAAAGTCATATTAAAATTATAGAAAATCTACTTATTCAAGACTATGAATATAATCTCGTCTCAGCGGCTCTGCATGTTGGTCACCAAAATGATGGTCACTATGTGAGTTTTGTAAAACGAAGAAATAAATGGAATTTAATAGATGATGAAACCATAAAAGAACATGAACTACCCGATGAGGGTGGATTCTACTTTATGGTTTACAATTTAAAAACTCCTCCATCTTGATATTTTCCTTGATATTCACGATAGTTCTGTAAAATGTTCGCCTATTATTGGGATGCGTTTTATCGTAACGCCTTTTGAGAGGCTTCCACCACATGGGTTCATCCCAACCCATATACATACATTCAACAATAGCTCCATCCTCAAACCAGGAATGGTCTTCAACCTTGTCGTGTGGAATTTCTGACTCAAACATGAGTTTACCTTTTTCTTGAACATACAATCGCCACCTGGATGGACCGGGTGTATAACCGGGTGTTTCTCGGGTAGGTTCCCATTTCATCATAAAGTCAACTGTATTCTTCATTTGTGGCTTCCACTTGAACATTGTCTCATGTGTTCCAATCCTTACGGGATCTGGTATAGGTGTGAAAACAAGTCCATCAACTTCTTGTTTCACATTGGGAAGGTGTTCATTCATAAATTCCTTAAAGTCCTTCATGTGATGAAACTCTTTCATTTGAAGGCGGTACTTATCCATCTTCATGTAAATGATTGGTTCAAGTACACCAAACTTAGCATACCCAAGGCGATCCAACAAATTGGAATTCCATACAGTCTTTCCACACACGAGGACAGCATCATAAATCATGAGAGTGTTCTCATACAATTCACCATCCAAGATCGTTCCGTCATACACATCTTTTTTAAGATTCAATGAGACTTCGAACATGTTGAATGCCCGATTTACAAAGAGACACTTCTTCTTTCCCTCAAACATCAAAGCAACCATCATATGCCTCTCTCCATCAGTCTTTTCACATACGACATATTCACCACCCTTTAAAATTGGGAAGTGTCTATATTCGATAGATACCGGCTGAGGCCCAGGGAAATAATCCTTACTGCCCCAAGTTTTATGAATAAATCCGACAACATATTTGTAAAGCGGGGATTCCGGCTTTATAGACATGTTTTATAGTGTTGTGTAAACTTTAAGATACTTTCACGCCAGCAGCGTTTAGGATATTACTTAAGCATTCATGTGTATAAGTCATGGTTAACTTAGCTGCTGTAAATGCATAAACTCGCACTCCATCACTAATAAACTTTTCAAAAAACTTGGGTGAAATCTTCCATCCAGATTTTTTAGAAACGTTTTTAGTGTTTAGAAACCAAGCTTTTGATTTAGTAGATGTGACGTGGTAGATATCTTTGGAAACCTTCTTTCCCAACTCAGTGTCAAAATCTAAACCCATTTGGGACGCAGGTTCACTCGATCCTTCTCGTACCTTCGTCTTAAATTGATCCCAATTGATACCCTCCTTGACACCTGGGAAAACAAGGCACCCTACATGTTCATGGGGTTCAAAGCACTGATCTAGAGATCCATCATCTACACCAATCCCAAAATCTATGAAGATAATACGATCACAAGTCTTCATGTATTTCTGGATAGCCTCAGCCTTTTTGTAAGGATCGTCATCAACGTAGGTGATCTCATTATTGTAATTTTTCTGAAGACATCGCATATTTAACCTTAGAACGGAATGAAGTGTTTTAACATGACACGCCTTTGACCTCACAACTAGAATCGTAACGATCTTCATATATTTCGTATTAGATTCTATCCCTTAAGCCTATCATTTAGACACCCCGAGAATGGTAAATTGCCTACATGTCCTAGAGTCGTGTTAACATCCGCGTAAATTTTACCATCGGCTTGTTGCCAACGACGACAGAATGCGTAATCTTCTGATAAGTACCTACGATTCGTGGGATCAATCATACAATCAAATGCTGCGTGGTATTCGTCAAAGTCTCTATTTTGGTGGTCATTCTTACACCACAATTCTGGAAACTTCTCCTCAAGGGTTTTAAACACCGAGCGTTTAATAACCATAAAACCAGTGGGTCCATCTAGAATCTCGATGAAACCATCCTTAATTGGACGATTTTGGGCTCCAAAGTTAATTACTAGACTTGACGACAACATAGACATATTGCGATCATCTCCAGCCTTAACCGCCTCAGCAGCTTGGTCCCACATGACAACCTTCTTGGGATAGCACGCTACAGAGAGATCGTGACCAGACTTTACTAGACGTACAACAGCCTCGGGGTCAAAGTGTATATCAGCATCTATAAACATGAAATATTCACAATCAGTTTTTTGCATGAAGCGACCAACTGAAACATTACGCGCGCGATGAACTAGGGACTCATTTTCGGTAGTGTCAAGAAATAGCTGAATATTCTCTTTTATTAAAAGGATTTGAAGTTTGATTATACTAGACATATACTTCTCTAAGCATAATCCACCATAGCATGGTGTGGCTAGAAATAACTTCACCATATTCTAATACTAAGCTTTAGCCTCTAAGTGCTTTTTAATTATATTATCTATCTTGTTTAGGGTTGGTACAGATATGTTACATTTTTCACACAGTTCAGATTTTTTTACTTTTGAACCTAGAACCTTATAAATAATAGCCGAAGCTACACTATTAGGTGTTTTACTCATAAGTTCCACACAGTCTTCCGTTGAATTACATAATTTAATACATTGTAACCGTTCATCCTTTGTCACCTCAAATGAATTCAAAAGTCTGTTCATCACATCAAACGACTTTGTTACGTAATTCTTTTCTGTAATACCCATGATCGTATCCTTGAATATTTGGGTTGTGCGACTCACATCCTTCGATTGAATTCCAAACATATTCGAAATTTCCTTAGTTGTTCGTGGATGTTTAGCTAACCGACACGCGTATAAAACGCAGTTCGCCTTGATCCCTAACCGAACAGCACCCCTAGTCAATTTTTCCTCGTTGAACTTTCTGTACATCATCTTTGCATCTTTGAGAACCACATCAGGTAAAGTGTGACACGCTTCATCTATATCACGGTATGCGTGAAATAGTGAGCGATCCTTGTGATTCATAGACATATGAAAGTTAATTTTAGCCATTCGTTTATTCTCATACGTTGAAGAATGTTGTGTAGAAATAATTGTCCCTTTCCCCCAATGTTGGGAGAAGAGTTCGGGGTTGGCGTTAGGATTCCCACACCTTGAGGGATCCTTAACTTTTCCATCTTCATTCATTCCACTTGTCCATTCCGCAGTGTCATCCACATATCTATCTTCAACGAGCCCACATTCTGAGCAGGTTGGTAAACCCTCGGGTGAAAAAATCTTAACACCACAACATTCTCTACATAAATTTATATTTACCACTGGCTTTTCTTCGGTTTTTTGTTGTAATAGTTTGTCTATGTCAGACCATATAGTTGCCAGCATTGTTTTGTGTTGTCTGATCTTTTATAAAAAATTATAAAACGCATCACTCACTTAGGCGCCTAACACGTGATTCAATTAAATCAACAGTTTCTTTGAAACTTCTAGCTCCTACTGAAGAAGGTTGCCATTCATTCCAATCTCTATCGATAGAGGCATAATCAGGTGGTTGAATATTTAGACCCTGTACTTCTGAGTCAGGAACAACGAAATCTGCCATCTCGGAATCAGTGTCACTTTCTAAATGCATTTCATGTATATCACTATCGCTATCTTCTACATCTATTTCTGAGTAAAAAGCGTACATATCCCCTTCTTCACCCATGCGCTTCATGTCTAAATCTTCAAACTTTGTACCACTGGGGTAGTGTTCCATTAAGCTATCATATGGTGCTGGAGATAATTCACTCGTATCAACGCTATATATACATGCTGTCTTATAGACAGATTCTGTGGGGTTGAGGTAATGAAGACCGAGTGTTCTTCCTGTATTCATTGCTACAACAGCATACATTTCATCTTCGACACCGTCCTCGTTAACCAGGACTTTAACTATATCATCTTGAATTATATCAGAAGGCACAATCATGCTTAGAGTTTTCCGACAAAAAATAATCAGGGATAATATCACAGATGAAAGTTATTATTTATTCGAAGGAAGGATGTCAGTATTGCGACCACGCAGTGGATCTATGCGAGACCGAGGGTCTAGATTATGAGAAAGTCATGATCGACAAAGAAAAACTGAAAGAGATATGTGGTGGCCCAGTAACAACCTACCCTCAAATATTTATTGACGATCGTCGCGTCGGAACTTACTTTGAATTCCAGGACTACATAGAAGAAGAATATGAACCTATTCTCGCCCCCACTCTGAATCGTTTTACAGTGTTTCCCCTGAAGTATCCTCACCTCTGGGATCTTTACAAGAAGGCCCAAATGTCCAATTGGACTGCTGAGGAGGTTGATTTCTCCAAGGATATGGAAGATTGGAAAACCCTAAACGATAACGAGCAAAAATTTATCAAGTATATTCTAGCCTTCTTTGCTGGTTCCGATGGTATCGTTTTTGAAAACATAAACAACAATTTTGCTGACGAAGTTCAAATTTCAGAGGGTCGTTCATTCTATGCGTACCAATCTCATAATGAGATGGTGCACGGTGAGACCTATTCCAAACTCATAGACAAATACATTAAAGATGGTGCTGAGAAGAAGCAACTTTTCGAAGCCATTCAAACAATTCCCTGTATTCAAAACAAGGCCAATTGGGCTATCAAATGGTTCGATACTAAGTCTCGTTCCTTCGCTGAGCGTCTTTTCGCCTTTGCTTGTGTAGAGGGTATCTTCTTTTCTGGAAGTTTTTGTGCCATTTTTTGGCTAAAGAAGAGAGGACTTATGCCCGGTCTCTGTTTCTCAAACGAGCTTATATCTAGAGATGAGGGTCTTCACCAAGAGTTCGCAGTTGAACTCTTCAAAATGCTTCGCAATAAACCATCTACCGAGACTATTCACTCTATTGTTAAGGAAGCCGTCGAGATTGAGAAAAATTTCATTATTGATGCACTTCCATGTAACCTCATAGGTATGAATTCGGATAAGATGGCTGAATACATAGAATACGTCTCCGATCGTCTTCTTAAACAGATTGGTCAACCCCCAATTTGGGGATCTAAAAACCCCTTTGACTTTATGGAAAATATTAGCCTAGATGGAAAAACAAACTTTTTTGAAAAGAGGGTCGGGGATTACGGTAAGTTAGATGACGATTCCGAGAACATTACATTCGATGAAGAGTTTTAAAGATAATGGTAACAATTTGTATAAATGAATAGAACATTTGACATTTTACAATCAGTCGTTGGCGCACATGGACCACTGATTGTAGAATACAGAGATAAATTACACACAGAATCGTGTTATAAAATTGAACAAAAGCATATAGATCAGATGATTAAAAAAATAGAAGATCTTTCTTTTACTAGGATTAGTCAGACTTCAGATAGATCATTTGTCTTAATTGAATAATCCACCGTCAACACCAATCTCAAAGGGTTCCAAAACCTTACCGGTGTTCACCTTAGTCGCGATTTCAGGCTCCTTGAAACCAGGTTCAGGTGAAGGCGCGTCAGTCATTGACACGAGAACCTTTTCTCTCTTTTCCTTCTTTTCCTTCTTCTCGACAGGCGATGCATCAGCCTTGGAACAAGAAGGAGCATCCTTCTTTATATTCATCATACCCCAAACGATGAGCATGAACACGATGGAGTGTACTATGAGACCTAAAGTCGTAGAACATCCATTAGAGGAGGCAATCCAAGATCCGAGGATTCCTCTGACGAAGCGAAATGTCGCGGGGTTAGCGACAACGAAAAAGGTGAGAGCAGAGATGATCGAGATGATTAACTTGTCCTCCTGCTTCTTACCATTGCACCCACATCCACAGTCTTTAAATAAACCCATGATTGTTTTACTATAATTCAACAAAAAAAACTAACTTAAAGTTGAGCCACCTAGAAGATATATAACCAACCAACAATGTCGCTCTCTATCCAGCAATCCTCCGACTTCTCTCCTGCCTCCGTGCAGTTTTCGAAACTTCGCAAGAACAAGAATGGCGGTAAAGCCGTCTACCTCAACGCCGGCGACAACAAGAAGCTGTATGTTCAGCTCCCTTTCATGCGCTCTCCTTATGGCCTGAGCGCATACACTGATGAGGCTACTGGACGCACATCCTATTCTCTCGATCTTTCCTTTGACCCCGATAACGCTGAGGCTATGGCTCTCCACGCCAAGCTTACCGAGCTTGATGATATCATCGTAAACACTGTTGCCAATAATGCTAAGGAGTGGCTTGGCAAGGATTTCAACGTTGCTGTTCTCAAGGAGGCACTCTACAAGCCTATTGTTCGCCCCGGTAAGGAGCAGTACCCCGCAACCATCAAGCTCAAGGTTCTCACCAAGTCTGATGGCTCTTTTGTTCCCGAGTGCTACAATATGAGCAAGCAGATGGTCACCCTCGATAGCATCGAGAAGGGACAGAAGGCCATGCCTATCATTGACCTCAACCAGATCTGGTTCATTGACAACAAGTTTGGAGTCACGATCCGACTTCAACAGGTTCTCTTTGAACAGTCTGTCAAGCTACCTTCATTTGCCTTCCAGGGTCTAGACCTACCTGACGAGGTTGAGGATGAAGTTGAAGTTGAGGATGAGATTGAGGAAGTTGACGATCAGTAAAAATTATCAGTTCTAAAAAAATCAAAAATGTTTAAAAAAAGATTTTCTGAAAAAAAAAGTAAAATAAATTTGTCCTTCTTGGTAAGTTGAAAAATAACTTCTTACCAATAAGTAAGTATGTCTAATAAGAACATTGAGAGTAACTTGAAAAAATTACTCAAAGGTGAGAAGG